AAAGGAGCAATTCCAAGACCTACAATTAGATTCTCAAATATAAATAGAGATTTCACAGTATATAATACTAGTCATGAAGACCTTTTAGGAGCAAAAGTTATAAGAAGAAGAACTCTTGCAAAATATCTAGGAGAAAATCCTCCTGTAGAGTTTCCAAAAGACATATATTATATAGAAAGACTAGTATCAGAAAATTCAATGATGGTAGAATATGAACTTGCTACAAACTTTGATTTAAGAGGAGTTCAACTACCAGGAAGAAGGATAATAGCTTCAAGATGTAATTGGAAGTATAAAGACGCAACAAGAGGTGGCTGTGATTGGCCTTCAGATTCAACAAAAGATTTTACTAATGCAGTGGGTGGTACTGTAAGTGATCAAAAGGTATACGTATCTGCAGACGATACTTATATTACAGCAGGTAATGTATCCTCTGGTTCTTCAGGTTCAACATATGATGTTTGGAATTTAGATACCGATCATTCAGGTAGAACATACACTAAAAATCATTTTACAGAATATTACGTTCCTTTAGCAACTGATTATGCTATAACTGCAGCAGCTAAAGTAGATTCAACACACACTAGGTATACTACAGACGGAACTAGCTTAGGTTTTTCAGTGAATGATTATATAAATGTTAGAGGAGTAACTCCTTCTGCTTTTGATTTTGGTGAAATTCACTTAAAAATAAGCGCAGTTTCAGAGTCTGGTGGCGATACTTTAATAACAGTTATCTCAGATGATGTAGGAAGTGGAACATGGTCATCAGGTGGTCAGATTTCTAAAACTAGAAACACACTATTTAAATGTAAAGATGGACACACTTCTTCAGCAACCCTTAGACCAGGAAGTACTCTTGGTAAAGAACATTGGGAAGTTGGTGATGTTTGTGGAAAACGATTAACCTCTTGTAGAAAACGTTATGGATTTATTCCAAGTGCAGGTACTGTAGAAGCTGTTAATTTCAAAGTAATTGGAGCAGTAGTATTATCGGGTGTAGGTTATTCTTCTGCGCCTACTATTTCTATAGCTGCGCCTTCTTCAGGCACTACAGCTACAGCCACTTGTACGGTTTCTAGCGGGGTTATAAACGCAATTACTATAACTAATGCAGGTTCGGGATATACAAGCCCTCCTGCTATAACACTAAGTGGAGGATCACCCTCAACCGCAGCTCAGTTAGTAGCTACAGTTAGAGGAGGTTCTGGAGAACCTGCAGATGTTCCGTTGCCTTTTGGTGGATTTCCAGGTGCGATAACATACTCATGATAAACGAAACATTAAAAGAAGAAATATTAAATCATATTAAAGCAGATTACCCAAAAGAAGCCTGTGGATTAATAATAATTGAGAGTGGAAAAGAGAAATATATACCTTGTAATAATTTAGCACAAGATGTATATGAAGATTTTGTACTAGATCCAAAAGATTTTTATAAAGCATCAAAAAGAGGAGATGTAATAAAAGTAGTACATAGTCACCCAAATGGAACATGTAGCCCTAGTGTTTTGGATCAATCAGCTTGTGATGCTTTAGGGATAGACTGGTTAATAGTTTCATACCCACAAGGTGAATGGCATGAAATTAAGTCTTCTGGTAAAAAGCCAGAATTAGTAGGCAGAAAGTTTGCATATGGTATATTAGACTGTTTCACATTAGTTGAGGACTACTATAGAGATATGTGCGATATAATATTAAAAGTTCCTCAATGGAATAAAGATAATGGATATGAGTGGGAATTTTGGGATCAAGGAAAAAATTACTATGTAGACAATTATGAAGCAAACGGGTTTAAAAGAGTAACAGACGGAACTTTAAAACTTCATGATTCTATATTAATGAATATAAGAGCACCAGTATCAAATCATTGTGCTATTTATATAGGAAAAGATAAAATTTTACATCACTTAGCGGGACGCTTGTCATGTAGAGAAATGTACGGTCAATACTATAGACAATATACAACACACGTAATAAGACATGAAAAATACTGTTAGAAAAGTTAGATTAGAAGGAGAACTTGGAGAAAAGTTTGGAGAGGTTTGGAACTTAAATGTTAAGACCCCACATGAGGCTATAAAAGCTATTGAATGTCAAACTAAAGGTTTTCGAAAACATATATTAGACAACGCTGAAAAAGGTATTGGATATGAAGTAATAATAGGCGATCAAGGAATAAAACAAGAAGAAGAACTACTATATCCCGCACCAATGAGAGATGATTTTACTATTGTACCAATAGTACAAGGTGGTAAAAGTCGTGGATTTGGTATGGTTTTGATAGGAGCCGCCTTATTTATAGCATCAGGTGGTGCGTCTGCAGTAATAGCAGGAATTGAAGGAGCAGTATCTGCAGGAGCAGGACACTTTGGAGTGGGAACTTTCCTAGAAACAGCAGGAGGAATCACAGGAGGAATTATAGCTGAGATGGGTGCTTTGCAAGCAACAGCTATGTTTATGGGCGGAGCATTAATGGCAGGTGGAGCAGCTATGATGTTGGCACCAACTATAGATGGTAGCGCAGGAAACGAAGAACAAAGTTATTTATTTGATGGTGCAATAAATTCAGTAAAACAAGGAACACCAGTACCAGTTCTTTATGGAAGGATGATAGTAGGTGGTTCAGTAATTAGTGCAAGTATAAAATCAAACCAAGAAACAGCAGGTGTAAGAGGTAGAGGAAGAACTTATGTTGGAGGAGTTGGAGCAGGCTGGTCAGGCTATAATCCAGGCAGCTATATTTCGGGTTCAACAGGCGGTAAAAAAGGTAAAAGATAATGAGTGAAAAAGATATAAGACAACCAATAATTATAGGATCTAAGAAAGGCGGTGGCGGTGGCGCAACTGAAGCAAGTGATACTTTATTTGCTCGTCATCAAGCAGGGGTACTTGACATAGTATCCGAAGGTGAAATAGTAGGACTAGTAAACGGAGCTTCCTCTATATTCTTTAATGAAACTAGATTATTTGATAAGAATACAGGAGCTTCTAATTTTAAAGGTGTAAGTACTATAGAAAGATACGGCACACAAGACCAATCTATACCTACATCTTTTTTATCCGATTTTAGTACTAGTTCTGTTACTCAAGACTTTTCTGGTAATGGTAAGTTAGAGCTTAATACACCTCAATATTTAAAAATTACTACAGGTAGTATAGAAAGAGCTTTAACTGACTATCTTAAAGTTTCTATATTTACTGACGCTATGTATAAAGTGACTAAAGATGGAGATAATACAGGAGATGTTAATGGTACATTAGTAAGTTTTGATATAGATTTTATATACTATAATGCTAGTGGTGCTCATACAGTAAAAGCATTTCAAACAGGTTTTAATGGAAAATGTGGATCAAAATATGTACATACTTTTGGTATAGACACAGAACAATACCAACCTTTCACGGATTGGGAGGTTAAAGTTACAAGAGTAGGTGGTGATGTAAGTTCCTCAAGTTATAAAGTCTTTAATAATATCTTTTGTGGGATAATGGAGTCACAAATTACGGATAAATTAGAATATCCACACTCAGCCTATGTAGGCATAAAATTAGATGCAGAAGCTTTTGGTACAAGTATACCTACAAGAGCTTATGACCTTAAAGGTGTAAAAATAAAAGTACCTACTAATTACTTTTCTCCAGATTCAGGAGCTGCACAATTAACACTTACTTCTGCTACAAACTTTGCAGTAGGAGATGCTGTATCAACTAAAGAAACAATAACAGCACTAACTTCCGATGATAATACAAACGAAGGTTTAACTGCAACCGCAACAGTAGGAGCAGATCATGGTATACCAGTAGGAGAGACTTTCTCAGCAACAATATCAGGAGCCACAGTAGGTTCGGGAACTAACTACTATAATGGTACTTTTGTATGTAAAGCTACCAGTTCAACTACTTTTACTTATGATATGAGTAATGATCCAGACGACGACTCTGCTAGTGGCACTATTGTAATGACTTTAGGTTATGGAACAGTTCAATCAAAGTCAGGAGATGTAATAACAGTAAGGGATACGGGAAGAAGATTTTTAAAGAATAGTACAATATATGATACTAATGATCATACAGGTAATAGTACTACTATTACAGCAGTTTCTTATAATGAAAATACTGTCAATTATGGAAGTTATAAAAGAAATGTAAGTAGTGGAGCTGTTGAAACTACCGATCAAACATGGGATGGTAATTTTTATACTTCATGGACTAATAACCCTGCATGGATATACTATGACTTATTAACAAATAAAAGATACGGTTTAGGAAATTATATCTCAGAAGATGATATAGATAAATGGGAGCTATATGCAATTGCAAGATATTGTGATGAAATGGTTAAAGATCCCACAGATAGTACGGGTAACACAGAAGAACCTAGATTTACTTGTAATTTATATCTTACAAAAGCAACAGAGGCATATAAAGTATTACAAGACTTAGCTGCTGTATTTAGGGGTATGCAATTTTGGATGAACGGTACTATAGTACCTATACAAGATAGAGAAAAAGATCCCGTTTATCAATTTACACAAGCTAATGTTATAAATGGGCAATTCGAATACTCAGGAACAGCTAGAAAGACTCGTCATAATATGGCAAAAGTTAGTTATAATAATCCTAATAATTTTTTCAAACAAACAGTAGAATATGTACAAGATGATGAATTATTAGCAAATGATAACGAATTTCCAAAGGTAAAAAATATAAGTGCATTTGGTTGTAGTTCAAGAGGACAAGCCCTTAGACTAGGTAAATGGGCATTAGCAACAGAAAAATTAAACTATGAAACAGTTACTTTTGCTACAGGTTTAAACGCTTCCTTTATAAGACCAGGTGATGTAATTAATGTACAAGACGCAAGAAGACAAGGAGTTGGATGGTCGGGCAGGGTTGCAAAACCAGCAAATTCTACTAATTTAGTTACTAATGGAACATTTGGTAGTGGTATAACTGGTTGGACACAAGGGGCAGCAACACAATCTCATGATACAACTAATAAACGAATTAAATTAACAGCCGGAGGAGCACAAGCTAGATCATATCAAAGTTTAGGAACTTTAACGGCAAATAAAACTTATAGAGTAAAAGCAAGAGCCTATAGTGGTGGTAATTCATTTAATGAAGGTGCTACTGTTCAAATTACAACAGATACAAATGGTGCTAATAATTTAACAGAAACAGGCACTTATTATATCAATAGTTCTAATTCTTTTATAGATTTTACCGTTACTGTAGGTGGAAGTAATGCAACCCATTATATTCAACTAAATAGTAGAAATTTAGAAAGCAGTGAAACTGTAACTCTTGATTCAATAGAAGTATATGAAGTAAATACTACAACTTCTGTAGCAATCGATAGAGAATTAGACATAATTTCAGGACAAACCTATACTTTAACACTTACTAAACCAGGTTATTCACCTAAATTAGCACAAGATTCTGCAACAATAAGTAGTGTTGCTTATTCAAGAGGAGATATTCTACCTAGTATTACTACTCAGGAGGCCTCCCAACAAGTAAAAGACGATAGTAATAGTTTAGTTCATGTAGAATGGAGTCCTTATATTTATTCCGAAACTAAAACTGTCAATAATAGTGCAGCTACAGATGTTACTACACTAACTGTTAGTAGCGCTTTTTCAGCAGTTCCAGACGATGAAACTATTTGGATACTACAAAGAACTACAGCAGCAAATGAATTAAAAACGCAACAGTATACAGTATTAGGAGTAACAGAAGATGGAGAAAATAAATTAAGTATCTCAGCATTAAAATATAATGCAAGTAAATTTGACTATGTAGACAAATTAGAACCACTAGAAATAGCTAGAACAATTAATGCACCTGTTGGTGATCATGAAATACCGCCTCCTACCAATCTAATAGTAGTACCAACAGGAGAAGCAGGACCAGCAGGCACTGTACAAGATTTATTAACTGTAGCTTGGTCTCCACCAAAAGTAAATACAAGCGGTGTATATGACCCAGCAACTCCAGCAAATAATGTTTTACCCTACGAATTTATTAAAGGATACGAGGTTAAATTTAGACACAGTGCTGAACCAAGCCAGGATTTTAATACTTTAGGAATGGTAGTTCCAGCAACAGTAGATATAGTACAACCTAGAGCTGCTACTTATAGTTTTCAAATTAGAACTATGAATATGAATAACCAGCTTTCAGCACCACTAGAAGCATCTGTAGCTGTAGTACCTTCCTCAGGAATTGCTAAAAACGAGACAGCAGTTTCTCAAGTAAATACAGGAGGAAAAATTGATAGTTCTATAACCTTAAGTACTTCTAATGTAACTTTTGGTTCTAATAACCCAGTAGTTACAAATGCAGTCGGAAAAATAAAAACCGCAGCATCTAATCCAGGCACTCTTGCATTTGCAGGGCTAGCTAATAGTGGTGTGGGTTATGTATATTGGGACTATAGTGCAGGTACTATAACTGCAAAAGTTAGAAATGCAACCAATAAAACATGGTATACCTTAGGCGGAAGCGAGTTTGCAAGTGCAAGTGGAACAGTATCTTGTACTGCAGGTAGTGAAGATCATAAAATAACAGGCTCAAGTACAGCTTTTACGAGTGACTTTTCTGTTGGAGCAAAAATACGAGTAAATGATACAGATGTAGAAACTTACACAGTACAATCAATAGAAAGTAATACTGTAATGTATGTAACAGAACCAATAGTAGTAACAAGGTCTGGAGTAGCAAGTAAGAAAGAAAGCTTTGTTCCAGACTATGTAAATGATGTTGTTTTAGCAACAGTTACAGAAAATGCAGGCGGAGATGGTTGGACTATAGAAATACATGCAACAGAAGCTGGTATAGAAGGCGCAGATGGACAAGGAATTAGAGTTGCACAATTATTTAAGAAAAACGATTCTAGTTTTGGAACTACTACCGCAGGAAGCTTTTCAGATCCTACAGATAGTGTAGAAAGTGGTTGGACACTTGCCCAACCAGCATTAACTGCAGACGAAGACAAAGTATATATGGTACAAAGATTATTTACTAGTGATGGAGCAAGTCCTCAAGAAAGTAGTTGGTCTTCACCAATAATTGTAGCACAAAGAGAAGATGGTACAAGTGGAACAGCAGCTAAAAAAGCAACGGGTGGAATATTATATTATCAAGTAGAGGCAGCAAGTGCACCATCAGCACCAAGTGTAACTAATGTAAGATATACTTTTTCTACAGGTGTTTTCTCTAATGATTCAGGAAGTGTAATTGGAACTAGTGGTACAACATGGAATAGAACTCCGCCCACCTCTACAGGTGGAGCCAGTACTTCTAAATCATACTATGTAACATATAATGCAGTAGAAGATGCTGCAGGTGGAGGAGTTTCTACAGGAGGTAACGGACTTACTTTTGATTCTACAGTTCATACAGGAACAGCTTTTAATAACTTAGTAACCTTTAGTAATGGAGACTTCTCACAGAATGGTAGTGGAATCACCACTATTGATGGAAGTAATATAGCTACAGGACAAATTGAATCTACCACTCTTACTAGTGAAACCTCTACATATACAAGTGCAGGAGCATTATTTGATTTAGATAATGCTGAAATTAAAACACCATATTTTTACTCTACAAATAGTGGAGCAGGGTTTAAAGGAACAGTTACTATTGGTAGTGATACCTTAACAGCATCTAATACCTTAAACTCAAATACAGTCGGAAGTGATTTAGGAACAGGATATGGAGACAGTACGATAGGTGGATTAAATCTTGCGGCAACTAAAATATATATTGGAACAGGAACTTTTAATAATGCAAATACAGCATTGTTCATGGACGATACAGGTAAGCTTTCTTTAAAAGATAAGCTAAGCTGGGATGGAACAACTCTTAGTATAAACGGTAATATTACTATGGCTAATGCAGGTAGTATTAATATATCTGGATTTAATAATAACTCAGGGTTTACAAATGATGATGCAGCAGATGCTGCTCAATCAACAGCTAATAGTAAAACAACAGCAAGTGCAGCAGCAAGTGCGGCTAATTCAGCAGCTAAAACTGGCGGAACAGTTGGGGGTTGGACACTTAACAGTACCTCTCTTACTGGTGGAACAGGAATACATATAAAGTCCGGAATGACAGGATACAACTCAGGCGGAACAGGTTTTTATATAGGAAACGATGGAAGTACTCCAAAATTTGCAATAGGTAATCCAAGCGCACAAGGAATTACTTGGGATGGAAGCTCTTTAACTGTAACTGGTAGTATTTCTATACAAAACGCAAGTACAGTAAGAAGTGCTCTAAACGTAGCAGATGGAGCTACAGATGATACTGTAGCTAATCAGAAAACGACAGCAAGTGCGGCAGCAACAGCAGCTAATTCAGCAGCTAAAACTGGCGGAAGTCTTGGAGGCTGGTCTATCAGTAGTACAACAATAACCTCAGGAAATATTACATTAGATAATAGTAATAATAGAATTTTAATAACGGATTAATCATGGCAAATAGAGTATTAGTAGGAAATCATTCGAGTCTTGGTTATGGATTATATGTATCTAAACCGAGTAAAGATGTTACTTCAGCAACAGGAGCTGATTTAATATTTGATAGTAGCAGACCTAGTAATTCTGCGCTACATCAAATTGTAGATGTTACTATAAGCTCTGGTGCGTCTTCTGGCACAGGAACAATTAATGGTTTAGCTTATATTCCTTTTGTAAGTTTTACTGAATATGATAGTAATGGTGTAAGGGGTTTAAGGTTTACTACTTCTAAAGCTACTGGTGGTGGTACTGGCGGTGGTGGTGGCGGAGGCGGCATGGGCGGCGGTGGAGGCGGCGGAGGTCGTTGTAATATTCGTTTTACTCATTGGAAAGCCTACACTACAAATACAACTATAACAATAAGTACTTGGCCCACTTCAGATTATTTTAATAATAGTCTTTTAACTTTTCCTAATAATACAGGACTAGACACAGGCGGAACTACAGTAGATGCAACAAAATATTTTAGATGTTTTGTTTATAAAATACCAGCGACAGCATAATGGCAAATAGAATTTTAATAGGTAATCATGGAACACACGGATATGGTATTTATGTATCTAAAAGTGGTGTGGATGTTACTGCAGCAGATAATGACAGTTTTTTAATGGATGCTAGTGCAGCTGGACATGGTCAAGCTTTGTTTTGGAAAGAAGTGCCTTTTACAAATTCTGCAACTTCTGCTACTGTAACTTATAATAATTTTGGAGTAAGATGTTATGCTATAGGAACTATGTCTTGGAAAGATTCAAATGGAAATCCAACAAGTTGTATTGCTAAAAGTGATGGTACAGCAGATACTTTAGCTCGTTGGAGTACTTGGGGAGGAAATATACCAACAACTAATACTAGTGATGGACAAGAGGTTGCTTTCAATATAAATAATGTAGATAATGGGAATGGAACAGGTACACTAACTATAACGAAAGATGGAGTTAACACAACCAGTCATCAAATGAGAGTACAAGTAATGGTTTTTAAAGAGGCAGTATAATGGCAAATAGAGTTTTAATAGGTAATCACGCAACACATGGATATGGTATTTATGTGTCTAAACCTACTGCAGATGTTACAGGAAGTACAGTTTCAGACTTGTCTTTTTCCTCTCATATAACTGATGGTACTACTGGAATTACTTCTTTAAATGGAGAAATGTTAAATGTATATTCTAGTGGTTATACGGACATAACAATAGCTGCAGGAGATATGTGGAATACAGCAACAGTTACCTATGCTAGGTCTGCCTTTAATAATGGAACCAATGATAGATGTCCTTTTGTACTTGCTCAAATGGGAAAAACTAGTGGTAGCTCTCCTTCTACACATTGGATGCCCTGTATGTTAAGACAAAAGAACAGTACAGATGACAGAAGAGCAGCACAAGGATTTAGATATAGTGTAAAACCCTATCTAACTGCGGACAATGGATCTATAAATTTTACTGCATTTAGGGGTTCAGCTTGGGATGGCTCTTCAGAAGGAGATGGTTCAGATATAACCTATAGAATTTATTATGCAATTTTTAATACAATACTTAGCTAATGAGAACCTGTGGAGATTGTAGCGAGTGTTGCAGATTGTTAGCAATACAAATGGAAGGATATTATACACCTCAAGGACATTGGTGTAAATATTGCACTCAACCAGGCTGTAGTATTTATAATACTTCCATTCCAAAATCTTGTAAAGATTATTTTTGTGGGTGGATTCAAAATGAGAACATACCTGATGAATATAAACCAAGTCTTTCCGGAATAGTTTTAGAAGTGTTAGATAATAATCCAAACACAACTAAATTCTGGATTGATGAAAAGAATTTCGACAATACATATGTAGTGGCGAAAAAATTAGAACAGTATACTCAAAGGAAGTATACAAAAATATATAACGGAGAATAATATGATTGTTGAATATATTACAGCAACAAAAGAAATAGTAGCAGCACACTACGGCAGAGCATATGTACCATCAGAATGGTCTTCATATAACGTGTCGGGTCAAGCCGTTATTAATTGCCCTACTGAAACAGAAATCATAGGGAAATATTTAGTAATTAATGGAGATGGTACTGGTTCTTTTACTAATGAAACAGCTATATCAGTCTCAGTTACTAAAACAAGTATTTCTGCAAATG